GGGCAGGAGCTTCCGGTCCGGATCTATCGCCTGGTGTGCAGCGGGACCGCCGACCAGTTGGTGATCAGAGCCCTGGCACGAAAGCACGAGGGGTCGCAGTGGCTTGTCGAACAACTGCTGGATAAGTCAGAACTCGATCTCAATGCCGGCCATGTGACGCAGGGCGTTCATGATCAGTTTTGACTTATTCCCTTCGGTGTAGGCATCGGCGAGCTCTTGCAGCATGACCTTCTCGGCCGGTGTGATGCGAATCTGCAAGCCGGACCTGTTCTGGTCGATGTATTCGGTCGGCTTCACATTGACCCAGATCGCGAGGTCTTTGATGCGTTCGGGCGGCATGGTGCCGATGTCACCGGTCGCGATGACACGCTTGACCAAGTCTTTGGTCTTTAGCTGAGCCGTGAGCGGCTCTGTCTCGAAGAGTATTGCCAGCTTGGCCGCATCGTAGGCGTGGGAAGGGCAGAAGGTCATGATCTCCTGTAGGACGCGGAGCGTCACCAGTGTTGACTTCATGGTGTGTAGCCTCCTTGATTTAATGCCTTTATTGTGGTATGATATCAGCGAGGGAAGATTATTGTCAAGCCGTATGCATGGCGAAATGGCTTGTTGTCCATTAAATTGGACAGATGCATACAGATTTTTGGGCCGCCGGGGCGACCGCGCGGCCCGCGCGAAAGGAGCGATCGAATCATGTACCGAACCGATACCATTGCCGCCTCGGCGGCTACCTGGCTGCAGGATGGACGCATCCCGGAGGACCTCGCCGCCACGATACGTCTCGACCTGGGCACCGAAGACCGGGCGAATGGCCGTCTGTACGGCCTGCGGGACGTATTCTCCATGTTGTACGAGGGATCATGGCCTAAGACCGGCGCCGAGCGCGACGAGCTCTGCCGGCGTCATGAGATCACGACACGCAGCCTCTACCAATGGCGACGCGATGTGCTGCTCGTCACCGCATTTGCCCTCGCGGACCATGATCTGAAGCACTATCTGCGGCTCGTTACCGACGCCGTTACCAACACAGCCCCGAAAAAGCCCCAAGAATAGGGGCTTTTCGGTACCCTCATGGGGTACTATGTGTTCATTTTCCTATTGCCCTTGGCTTTCGCCAAGGGCTTTTTGCGCGTGCCAGCAAAAATTTGGAATTTCGCGGACGATCCTGGAAAAAACCGGAGATCGGTGCCATCGACTCCCCAAACATATTTGCACGACGCCGCGCGCCATCGACCCATAAATTCATCGTAACTTCCCCTATGCCCCGATAACAGCAAAATTCCACAATTCCCCAAAGACACCCCCCGTTTCATTGCAGCAACAAGGATTTTTAAATCCGTGTTATGGTGTGAATACGGAGGTGTTTTTCTATGGATTCTACGATCGTCGGCATCGAATTGTTCGAGCATCCGGAGCTGCTCGGCGAGCGGATCGGCGAGTACTTCGAGTACATCGACGCCCAGCCCGCCCGTTCTGTGAACGTCGGCAAGAACATTTACACCCGGAAGGTCCCCTACACCGAGGACGGCCTGTGCTTCTATCTCGGTGTGCAGAAGGGCGACGTCAAGCGGCTGCTTGACGATCCCGGTGCGAATGCGCAGGCGAAGAAGCTCATGACCGCCGCGCTGACGAGGATCAAGGCGTACCTGACGGAGGCCGCGCTGCTCGGCGAGCTCGACGCGACCGTCGCAAAGGTGGTGCTGTCGAGCAGCCTGCTGTCCGGCACCGGCGCTGACGCAGAGATCGAGGCGAAGAACGGGCTGAAGATCCGCATCGAGGGTATGACCGCCGAGATGGTGGAGAAGGCGTCCCGATGAGCAAGGTCCAGAAGACAACACTGGTTCTCCCGGGCGCACCGCCGTCAGAGCCGCAGATGCGCTTCTTCTCCGCAACGGCGCGACACATCGCGTACGGCGGGGCGAGAGGCGGCGGCAAGTCGTGGGCGATGCGCCGCAAGTTCGAGCTGCTGGCGTTCCGGTACCCGAACCTGCAGCTGCTCCTGCTGCGTCGTACGCTGCCGGAGCTGCGCGAGAACCACATCCTCCCCATGCAGCAGGAGCTGCACGGCATGGTGAGCTACAACGGTACGCAGCGCGAGTTCGTGTTCCCGAACGGCAGCCGCATCAAGCTCGGCTACTGCGACAAGGAAGCGGACGTGCTGCAGTACCAAGGACAGCAGTATGACGTGATCGGGCTCGAGGAGGCAACGCACTTCACCGAGTCGCAGATGCAGTTCCTGACCACCTGTAACCGTAACGTGCGCACGGACTTCACACCGCGCATGTACTACACCTGTAACCCGGGTGGTGTGGGGCATCACTGGGTTAAGCGGTTGTTCATCGACCGCGAGTATCTGCCCGATGAGTATCCCGAAGACTACGTGTTTGTCCCGGCGCGTGTCTACGACAACAAGGTGCTCATGGAGCGGGATCCACAGTATCTCAGATCGCTGAAGGCATTGCCTCCCCACCTCCGCAAGGCGTTCCTTGACGGCGACTGGGACGCTGTGGAAGGACAGTTTTTCGACGACTTCGACAAGTCAAAGCACATCGTCGAGCCGTTCGAGATCCCCGCGCACTGGCGCCGGTTCCGTGCGATGGACTGGGGCTATAACGACCCCTGCTGCGTGCTGTGGTTCGCTGTGGCACCGAACAAGCAGGTGTTCGTCGTCGACGAGCTCTACGTCCGCAAGACGCTGGCATCCGGCGTCGCGTCGCTCGTCTGGCAGCGATCGGCGGGTCAGAAGAACCAGTACACGGTCGCGTCACCGGACGCGTGGGGCAAGCGCGGCATTGACGGCGTGCAGGGACAGACGATCGCGGAGACCTTCAACCGCATGCACGTCCCGCTGATCGCGGCGAACAACGACCGCATCCAGGGCTGGGAGCGCGTGCACGAGTTCCTCGCGCCGATCGACGACGAGGGCACACCGGGGCTGCAGATCTTCAGCTCCTGCAGAAACCTGATCAGAACGCTGCCGGTGCTGACGACGAGCGCGACAAACTCGGAGGACGTGTCCGACAAGTGCGAGGATCACGCGCCGGAGGCGCTGCGTTACGGACTGATGTCCCGCCCGCAGCCGAAGAAGGCACCGTCCCTGCTCGGCAGGGTCCGCACGGCGGCGATCGACCCGTTGGCGCCTGCGTCGAAGCGACGCAAGCCCGCAAGTAATTTCTTTGGAGTGTAAACCATGGCAGAGATCGAGAGACAGAATCAGGCCGATGAGATGATGCAGATCATCGAGAAAGGCTTCAGCGGCGAGGCGTACGACAGCAAGGAGTTCGCCGACGCCGCCATGTCGCTGTTCCGCGAGTTCCGCGACACGTACTACGGCGAGTGGGCGCGCATGGACAACTGCGACCGGCTGTACCTCAGCGACACCTGGCCGCTGATCGAGGCGACCGAGGAGGTCAACGGCACGGCCGAGGACGACTGCGGCACGGACAGCAAGATGCCGAAGCCGTCGATCCCGATCATCCACAGCACGATCGAGAGCATCGAGTCCGACCTGGATCCGGACGTCCCGGAGTGCTACGTGAAGCCGCAGGACGGTCTGACCGAGGTGCAGGCGCGGCTGATCAACTTCGCGCTCAAGCGGCAGTTTGAGGACTGCGGCTTTGCCGATCAGTACTACAATTCGACGCACGAGCTGCTGACCTACGGCTGGGACGTGTTCGAGATCGGCTACACGCCGGATGACTTCGCGAGCGTTGACAAGGGCAAGGACTCCGGCTCGCTGTACGTCAGGCACGTTCCGAGCCGCACGATCCTGCTCGACCCGAAGACGTCGAGCATCCAGGATGGCCGCGCGATCTTCAAGTTCGACCGGCACCCGCGGCACTGGTTCCGCGTCCGGTTCCCGGACAAGTACAAGGACATGCAGTGCGACATGGATGATCAGAACGACCACGACATCCAGGGCGACGCCCCGCAGTCGAACGTGAACGAGGCGCCCGACTCCATGCTGCTCGTCGAGATGTGGTATCGCACGTTCGACGCGAAGTCGAACGTCTACCGCGTGCACATGGCACAGTTCGCCGGCGGCGTCGAGGTCGCGAACAGCGCGAAGGTCCGCAAGGAAGGCATGTACGAGCACGGACAGTATCCGTTCCGCAACGAGGTGCTGTTCAAGCGCCCGGGCACACCGTTCGGCTACGGCATCGCGGACATCTTCGCAGGGCTGCAGATGTACAGCGACAAGCTGAACCAGATCATCCTGCTGAACACTTTCCGTGCGAGCCGCAGCCGTCTGGTCATCGACGCGACGAACGAGGACGCCTACGATGACATCTCTGACTTCTCGAAGGAGGTCATCCAGGTGCCGAATATGGCGGGAATCAACTGGTTCCAGGATAAGCCGCTCCCGCAGTACACGATCGCTTACGCGCAGTACCTGCAGAATTCCATCAAGGAGGAATCCGGCTCGAACGACCAGTCCCGCGGCGTCGCCGGCGGCGGCGTCACAGCGGCATCCGCGATCCGGCAGCTGCAGGAGATGGCGACGAAGCGCTCGACGAAGATCAGCGCTCGCCGGCACGAGCTCTTCCGGAATATCGGCGCGATGTGCATCGACACACTCGCCGACTGCGGGCTTGAGCCGCTCCGGACGGTGCTTACCATCAATGGTCAGCCGACCGAGTTCGTGATCACGTCGGAGCTGTTCGAGAACCTGCGCAAGGGCAAGCCGATGCTGTCGAACCGTGTGTACATCCGTACGACGCGGCAGGACAACTACTCGAGGATCCGGAACAACGAGCTCATGCTGCAGTTCATGCAGATGACGATGAGCTCCAGCCAGAACGCCGACTTCACGCCGTTCATCGAGCTGATGGATTTCGAGGACAAAGAGGTCGTGCTCGACAAGATCCGCGCATCGCGCCGCACCGAGATCGCGCAGATGCGTGAGCAGATGCAGAAGCTCCTCCAGGAGAACCAGGCGATGCTGCAGCAGCTGCAGCAGTACAAGCAGACGATGTCCCGTGCGCAGGCCGCGATGACCACGCGCAACCAGCAGATGGCCGAGGACCGCGCGGCATCGCCGCTGCGGATCCCGGAGGGACTCGCACAAAACGCAGTTTAAGGCGCAAGCCTTTAACGGATAATACCGCATCACCCGGCGGCAACGGGTGGGGACGCACGTCCCATTGAAAGGAGCCTTTATGGTAGAAACGGTCGGATTCGATCCCGAGACCGCGCCCCTCGAACAGCTTGAGGAGTATCTGTCCCAGGATCCGCAGCAGGACGACGCCGCTGCAATCAACCCGGAACCTGTCGAACAGGAGACTGAATACGTAGACCTGCCTGCTGAACCGGAGAAGCCGGCAGCGGCCGCCGCGGAGCCCGCGCAGGAAGCCCCGGTAACTTACAGCCAGCAGGACTATGATGCAGCACTCGGTCGGAAGGCGAAGGAGGTACGCGAGAGCGTACAGCGTTCTGATGACTTCTCGCTCGGCAGAGACTTGATCAACCGCCGTGCGGCAATGGAAGGCATCAGCCGCAAGGAAGCCGCAAAGAGGATTCGCGACGAGATGTTTGCACAGGAAGCCGAGCGGCTTTCCAAGGACCCCAAAGCACTGGCCGAGGCCGTGCTGCGCGCGCAAATGCCGCAGCAGCCGGAGCCCGAACCGGAGGCAGAGGCACCGGCAGCGCCGGCTGCACCTTCCGGTGACGATCGTGTGAGGAGCCTTGCGACCGCCGTGAGAGCGTCCATGCAGGCCGGACGGCTGCCCGTTGACTTCTCCGTCGAGCAGTGCCTTCAGGTTTATCCTGGGTTCTTTGACGACGCGAAGACCTTCGGCGAGGCGGCAGCCGTGCGTATTGCCGAGTCCAAGTACGAGATGCTGGCGCTGCAGCAGAAAGCGCAGCAGCAGGCCACGCGCCTGTCCTTGCCTCGGTCCGTAGCCCCGCAAAGCCAACCGGCACCGGCGCCGAGAGACTTCTCCCGCATGAGCGACGAGGAGTTCGAACGAATCGACCGCGATATCGGAAGGAGTACGAACGCCGGAATTCATGTAAGAGTCTAAGGAGAAAAAACAATGCCCCTTTATACCAACACTACGCTGGCTGTTGACCAGCTCAATACCAAAGGTGCGGCAACCATCCCGACTGGCGCTACCGCTCCGCGTACCGGCGTCATTCAGACCTACTACGATCGTAGACTTCTGAACTACGCCAAGAAGCACCTCGTCTACGCGAACTACGGCCAGAAGCGCCGCATCCCGCGTGGCAACGGCAAGAAGGTCAACTTCCGTCGTTGGGATACCTTCACTCCGGATCAGTACCTGCATGTGCTGACCGAGGGTGTCGTACCCGATGGTCTCACCCCGACGCAGACCCAGATCGAAGCAACGGTGTCCCAGTACGGTGCATACGTTGCGACGTCTGACCTGCTCGACATGGTCGCGATCGATCCCTACGTTCGCGACGCAACCCGCCTCCTCGGCGATCTGATGGGCGATGTCGTTGACATGGTCTCCCGTAATGCGCTGATGGTCGGCTCGAACGTTCAGTACGCCGGCGGCAAGACCGCTCGTAACGCGCTGACCTCGTCCGACGTCCTCACCGTAACGGAGATCCGCAAGGCCGTCCGCACGCTGAAGAAGAACCACACGCCGAAGTTCAACAACGGTCGTCGTGCTCACTATGTCTGCATCTGTTCGCCCGACGCGACCTACGACCTGCAGAGCGATTCGCTCTGGCAGGACGTGTCCAAGTACAGCAACGCAGAGCAGATCTACGAGGGCGAGATCGGCCGCCTGTTCGGCGTAGTCTTCGTTGAGGGCTCCAACGCCCCGACGCTCACCGGCGCAGGCGCGAGCTCCGCGGACGTGCAGCAGACCATCATCTTCGGTGATGAGGCCTACGGCACGGTCGAGATCGACGGCTCCGGTGCAATCCAGACGATCATCAAGCCGCTGGGTTCGGCAGGCTCTGCTGACCCGCTCAACCAGATCAGCACCGTCGGTGCGAAGGTACCGGCGTACACCTGCGTGATCCTGAACGACGCGTGGATCGTGCGTATCGAGCACGGCTTCTCCGCGTAATCACCCCACAACGAAGGGGGCTTCGGCCCCCTTCAAATATAACTCGGAGGTTATAAAAATGGCAAAACGCGTACAGGTTACAGAGACCGAATTGAAGGCAGAGGCCTCCAAGGTCAACCGCATTCTCAAGAATGAGAAGAAAGTAAAGATTTTCATCCCGACCGACCCCATGATGCCGGGATCCCTCACCTACTACGGCTTCATCAATGGCGTCCCGTTCAGCTACCCGCGTAACGAGATCGTCGAGGTTCCGGAGAGCGTCGCAATGCTCATCGAGAACAACGCGAAGGCGCGTCGCATCGCGAAGGCGCAGGAAGCCGAATACCAGACCGGGGCAGGCAAGCTCATCGGACCGGACCCGCGCGGCGAAGCGCTCGCGAATGCGAGAGCAATCCTCGGCGCGGTCAATGCAGACGGCGCGCTCGATACGGGCGAAACGGAGGAGTAAACCATGACGTACGGCGAGGCGGTCGAGTCCGCGCTTAAAACTCTGAATTTTGGCACCACGTCCTATGCGCACGATCAGTACGACGCCGCTCTGCTGCAGTACGCGAACGCGGCGGTGTTGGAGCTGACGAAGGACTCCCGCCCGGTCGCCGTGGACGAGGACATCACGATCACGGCCGGCAAGTTCCTGTTCTCGGACCTTGCGAATGCGGTCCACTCTTTGATCAGGGTCACCGATGCCGACGGCAATCTGCTGCGCACCCGCGCAGACGGTGACCAGGTCTATACCTGCCGCCCGTACACCGGCGCGGCAAAGGTCACCTATCAGTACTACCCGGAGTACGTCACGACCGCGACGATGAACGACACGGAGATCCCGCTCCCGAAGCAGTACCATCAGCTGGTGCCGATCTACATCGTCGGGCAGTATCTGCTCGGCGATGCAGGCAGCGACGGTCTCGCAAGAGGCCAGGCGCAGGTGCAGCTGTTCAGCGCGCTGCGTCGCGGTCTGCATAAGCCGGAGAACGGCACCACGCGCTCCCACAAGCTACGCAACAGAGGTTGGTAAGATGTCGGCAAGTGTCTATACTATTCCGCGCTTTTTCGGCTTTAAGAAGGGCCTCGCGGACAATCTGATCGAACGCGGCTTCGCCTCCGAGGCGATCAATGTTGACACCTCGGACGGTGCGCTGCAGACCGTGGTAGGAAGCGTCCGGTTTCCGGACGAGTTCGAGGACACCTCGTACCTGCCGCTTACGGCGGTCGACTCCGCGGTGCTCGTGTGGCGCCGCCCGAACGGCGAAAGCCGCTTCGTCACGAAGGGCCGCGTGTTCGACTCCGCGGTGGGTCTCGCGCACGAGGTCCGCACATTCACTGCAGCGGAACAGGCTCTGCTGCAGCCCTTCTGCTACAGTTCTAACACGACAGTTCTTCCTCTTCGCATCAACGGCATCCCCGCTGTTATCCTGGCATGCCCGAACAAGCGCCCTGTCGTCATCGAGGACGGCACCGGTGCACACAACGCCGCGGTGCGCGAGTTCGGCTCCGGGCAGTTCGTCTCGTCCGACGAGATCATCGGCATCAGCACGGTCTCGTCGACGGACCCCGACAACCCCGGCACTACGGTGGTGGCCGCCGAGATCGGGCGCGTTCTGTCCGAGAGCGAACAGACCTGGGCGCTGAAGACCGGACTGTACTTCATGGTGCACGAGACGGATGAGCTCGACTACGCTGCAGTACGTGTCCGTGAAGTCGAGGTCACGGCATCGACGACCATCTTTCACTTCGAGAACGGGCTGACCGACGTGCAGATCGGGCACTTCGTCAAGATTCGCGGCGGGCTGTCCGACATGCGGAATCATATCTTCGCGGAGTATTACAGCCGTCTCTTCGCGGCGGGCGATCCGGACCATCCGTGCCGGCTTTACTGGTCTTGTCTCCCCGGTGACGGTCGAACGGTCGAGGACTGGGCAATGGATGACGCCTCTGTGGACACCGGCGGCGGGCATGTCGAGGTTGGTCTTGGCGGCGAGATTCGTGCCCTGTTCGCGATGCCGTCGCAGCTGCTCATCTTCAAGGACCGCGAGGTGTATCGGCTCTACGGCGCTTCGCCGTCGCAGTTCACCTTGGAGCGAGTGTTCCGCACCGAGTCCGAGGTGATCGGCTCGCACCGTGCGATCGCGGATGCGAACGGCGTCCCTTACTGGGTCAATGCTGACGGGCTCTGGGCGTACAACGGCTCCAACCCGCAGCGCGTCGACGGCGACCGCTCCGTGCAGGACTCCCTGCGCGAGTACTCTCTCGATGCCAACCACATCCCCGCCTGGCCGATGATCGGCTTCTCGGTCCCGACGATCTGCGAGTTCTGCAACGACCGGCTGTTCGTTTCTTCCTCCGGTCGGAGCGTCTTGCAGGTCGACCTGGCGACGGGTTCGTGCATCGAGATTCGGCTCGACCCCTACGGCAGGATCTCGGACATGCGGGCGTCGGACCTTGGTCTGCTGTACAGCGTGTACCGCGACACCGGCGTAACGCACAGTACCTGGCGGCTGCTGCTGCTCGGGTACACGAACGCGGCGTTCCTGGACTACGGCGCCGTGACCGACTGGGAGCACACCCGGCACCTCTTCGGGACCGCGAACGCATGGCCCGAAGGATGGGAAGGCCCGGCGACGATCCCGGTCGATGCGGCTTGGGAGTCGCCCGACTTGACGTTCGGCGAGCCGTCGTACCGCAAGCGGCTGCTGCGCGTCGGGCTTGAGATCACCGGCTCGGTTAAGATCACGATCATCGCTCCGGAAGGCACCCGGTACGAACGGACCTTCCTGGACGAGACGAATAGACACAGGCGCCTGGAGTGGCTGACGGTCGACATGCCCTACGAGACTTCGGTCCGGTTCCGGTTCGAGTCCGTAGACGGCAGACCGTTCCGCATCCACAACGGCGTAGATATCTACGTAGAGCTCACCAGGCGTAACTGAGAAAGGAGAACAGTATGGCAGACACTAATGAGAACAGCTCGCCCTACAGCGCGGACCCGCACTTTCAGCAGTATTACGATCAGATCCTCGCGTCCCTGACGCCGCAGACGATCGAATACCAGACACCGACGATCGACGAGATCGCGCAGCAGATCAGCGGGTACCTCCGGCCGAGCACAGACGCGCAGATCCGGAACCGGCAGCGGTCGACGGTACAGCAGCGAGCGGCGACTGACGTTGATGCGGCATCCCGCGGCATGCTTCCCTCGACCTGGGTGACGGATTACAAGAACCGGCTTTCGATGCAGGAGAATTCGGACATCGCCGACATCGAGGCAGCGTACCGTGCGCAGCTGCTGCAGGGCGTTGCGGCGCGGCAGCAGGACGAGGCGAACCGCGCGTATCAGATCGCGATGTTCAACGCGCAGATGCGGCAGGCGGCAGAGGAATCCGCGTACGGTCGCGCCGGCGACATGTACCAAATTTATCTCAACGGTCAGCACTCCGGTGGCGGCGGCAGCGGCGGCGGCAGCCAGGACGCGGTGTTCCAGGACGACTTCGACGCGTTCATGCAGCAGTTCCAGCAGTACGCAGCCGGCGCCATGGGTAACCACATACTGAATGATCACCCGCTGAATCAGCCGGTGCTCAACTTTGCCGGCAGAACCAACTTTGGAGGTCTCAAATGAGCGAGCTCGCACAGGGTTTTAAAGATCTGATGACAGACGCGAATCGGGAGAAGTTCGAACAGCAGAATCCCGATCACGCGTCTTATACTATTACCTACAAAGGCAAGACCAAGCGCTACACCGGTCGTCAGATGCAGATGCTTAAGCGCGCCTACGCGTCCAAGGTCAACGGAAGCCCGGACTTCGCGCAGCAGGCATTCGCGTCCTACACGGACTCCGACTTCGACCGGCAGGCCTACGACAGAGGGCTTCCGTCGCTGAAGCTCTGGTCGAGCAT